TCGTTGCGTCCCATACAGGGACTGCGTCTGCTTTGCAGTGGATGGACTTAGAAGCCATTGGCGTGGTCTTGGTTGGTGAGCGTCTTCTTGATGTTTGGTGTTACCACAAAAAGACCCTGCCAGCCGAAAGCAATACTTTTGTTAATCGAGGCGATGGCGTTCTGTTCAGACCCCCAGCCAGAGAGCATCAGCAACTGCTCCTTCATCGTCATCTCTGACAGGGGCTTCTTAATCTGTTTCCGATAGGCCACCCACTTGTCCCAAGCATCCGAAAAAGGCTGTTCGTAAGGAAGGGTTAGGGTAGGTTTATCCTCTTTCTTATCCTCTTTTCTATCTGTAGGAAGTCTACTTCCCCCCCTGCGGGAAACTGGCTTCCCCCTCCCTAGGAAATCTGTAGCACCCACCAAGGCTTGCTTCTCTACTGTCCGTAGGATGCGTTTGCCGTCCACTTCGATGCGTACCACCAACTGGAAGTCGATAAGCGTTTTGAGGACATTCTTGACCTGTCTGTCGCTCAGTTGCAGGGTCTGTGCAAGGTAGCCGTTAGAGGCGTAACAGCCCTCTTCGTTATCGAGGGCGTTTACAATTCCGTACACCACCTTCTCGGTGATGGTAAGGGTCTCCATCTGGAAGACCTCGACAGGAATCCAGACACCAGTGAATGAGGGCTTGCTCACGACAGGTACTGGCTCAAGTTCAGGCTACCTAGGGTCTGGCTGTTGTAGCCAGTCCAAGCCTTGGTGTTGGTGCAAGCCTTCAGATGGGACAGATTACAGTCCACGATGTGCTTCCACATCTCAAGTTCCTTAGCGTCCACATCGTAGATGGTGCAAGTGCTCGGGTCACCTTTTTCCACAGCGATGAATTCAAAGCCAAAAGGCTTTCCGAACACCTTTTCAGCGACAAGGGCATAGAACCCTGCCTGTACCCAGTATAGGCGGTCACGGACTTCGTACTTAAACCGCTCAGGCGATGCGTCCTCACAGGTTTTGATATCCCTGATAACGCCAGTCTCGACATTAATCAGGTCAAGGCGAGCCTTGCAGTCCTGCTCCCATAGGCTGGTAAGCAAGACCTGCTCCCTGCGGTTCTCAGGGTTGGCGAGGATGAGCCTGACCTCTTGGTGCGTGGTCACGGCCTTAACAGCCCTCTCCACGATTTCCTTGGAGTCAGCCTTAAGGATGGTCTTGCCGACAGCCCCAGCCTCAAAAGCCTTTTTGATGGCCTTACCCTCAGTCGTGCGTCCGTCAGCCTCTGGGTAGAAGGCGATGGTGCTCAGGTACTGCTCAGGCTCAAGAATGGCGGTGTGGATGGCAGTGCCAATCCTCATAGCCTCGGTTTCCTCGACCTCCCTCTGGTTAAAGAAGTGGAAGGGCGAGCGGAAGAACGCCTTGAAGCGGGAAGCATTCAAAGCGGGAAGAGAGCGATATTCGCTCTCCGACATAGTACTAACAGTAGCGTCTTTCATTGGTTTTGGGTTTTTTGGTCGTAGTAGATGCACACCTTTGGGGTAGCACTCCAGTACTTCTCAATGGTGATGCACCAGATTTGGCTATCGTCAAGCCAGTATCCGCATTTTGTCATTTCGTCCAATATGACCTTGACAACATTGTCCACATCTGGTTTAGTCGTTTTTACAAGTTCTTTACACTTGTTAATCTTTGGTAAAAGGTACTTGGGCGATGTATAATAAAGTCTAATACAGACCCTGACCGCCCCCTCCATAGGTTGTAGTGGCTTTCCCCTTACAAGGTACGGCCTCATCTGGTCTACCCATTTGGTGACCTTGTTTTTTTTCATCTTCCCTACGAACAGCCGCCCTGTCTTGGTCTTCAAGACCCTAAGGTTGGCCTGATGGGTGCTGGTGGGAGGCTCAATCGGGGCTTCAAGCCAGCATTGACTTGTTGGTAAATCCATATACTAGTTGTTTTTATGGAATATGAGTCCAACCCAGAGAGAGTCAAGACCGATAACAAGTCCACGACCCTAGAAAAACTAGACCCTGAAAAAAAGAAGCAGATTGTCTGGATGACCGAACAGGGACACACCCAGAAGGAAATCGAAGACAAGGTAGAGGTCTCCAGCCATACTGTCGTGGCTGTCAGAAACGATATGGGTGACAAGGACATCGACCTTGGTACTTACAAGCGTAAGACCAGCGACCTGTTTAAGTCCATCATCCTTAAGGGTGCTAACAGGCTCGATGCAGAGATTGACAAACTGCCCATCACCCAGATGCCCCTCGCTCTGGCTATCCTCATTGATAAGGTGCAGACCCTCAACGACCAGCCTGTCGTTGTTACTGAGCATCGCCTCCGTGTGAAGCACGAGGACATTAACAAACTGATTAGCGGTGAGGTCATCGACCTTCCGTCCGAAAAGTCGGAAAATTAAAATCGTAAAAAAGGTCACGCACAAGGTAAGGTGTCAGTAAGAAATAGGTGACCCCCTTGCGTCCAGTCCGACCCTCGCCTTCCGAAAATTTACGGACGCAGGGCGGCTGGTAAGAATAGATGTAAGCGAGAAGGAGCGGGTCGGCCAGTCAGCCCTACTTGGTAGAGCGTTTGCTCTGCCCTGACTATCTGTTGCATTGCTGAACACAACTTACAGGCAATGCAATGGAAGCCAATCTGCTCTCATCGTGAAACAACACTATGGACATCAAAGTCTATAACTCGGTTAAGTCGGTTCGTGTCAGCAAGGTGTATGTCAGCGAGTACTCCAAGCCGTGGGTCTCGGAAGATAAGTTCGACGGCAAGGACAAGTTCTTCCGTGCCTATCGTGAACTGGTGATGTCGAGCCACAACGACATCATCACCATCAAGACTGTCGGTGACTACGACATCGAGAACTCGCTGTCGCTCACGCAGTTGATGGCGTTCTTCGCCTACGAACTGCTGACGCACGGCGTGGTCAGCGTTGACGAGAAGTTCCACCGCCACTCGTCTGGCTTCGGCAAGGACGAGGTCGTTGTCAACGGCTTGCGTGAGTCCGCTGAACGCAACGGCTACGAACCTCGCACCGCCTTTGAAGATGGCATTCGCCACTTCAATATGGAACAGGCTGAAGCCCGTGAAAAGGCTTCGACTGAGTTCTGGGCGAAGGTCGAAGAGATGAAGGAGGGCAAGCAGTAGTAGCAACGCATCCGCACCATCACATCGGTGGTGCGGGTGCATCTACTCCATTCTTCGTTATGAAGAACTTGTTCTGCTTCAACAACGCCAAGACCAACAAGGGTGAGGCGTTCGGATGGCGTACCGCTATCCTCTATCTCGCTCCCGCTTCGCTGTCGGGAGAAAATGTCTGCAAGCACAGCACCGCTGAATGCAGACTCCTCTGCCTCAACACCGCTGGTATGGCTGGCGTGTTCAAGAACATCCAAGAGTCTCGCATTCGCAAGACGAAGTGGATGCTCCAGAACCCTGCCGCATTCTGGCAACAGGTGGACAGGGAGATTACCAACCACGAGAACCTTACGCATCGTCAGCAGACGAGGCTCAAGCGTAAGTTCCGTCCGTGCGTTCGCTTGAACGGCACGAGCGATATCTGGAATAGCGAGATGGAGACGATTATGTATCGTCACCCCACCACGCAATTCTACGACTACACGAAGGATGCAGACAGGATGAGGGCGTATATGCGTGGCGAACTTCCTCGCAACTACTACCTCATCTACTCGTTCAGCGGCACAGAGCAGTCGAAGGATTTCTGCGACATCGTTTTGCAGAACGGCTTCAATGTGTCCGTTGTGTTCGGCATCAAGCGTGGCGATAAGTTGCCGCAGTACTGGCGTGGTTGCTACTCCGTCATCGATGGAGATAAGCACGACATCCGCTTCCTGACCGAAGAGCAGGGCGAGTTGCAGATTAGCGACTACTTCCCCAAGGGTATGCGGGAAGGCAATGTCGTTGGCCTTCGTGCCAAAGGCAAAGCGGTAGGTGTTGTCGCTCACGATAAATCGTTCATCCAGCCTTACAGCGATGACCGCCCATAATAAGTTCAGCCGCAGGGCTGCTAGGCATATGCGTAAGGTCGCTGACTGCAAGGAACGCATTGCAACGCTGAAGCGTAGTCGCCTCTCCATCTGGGAAGACTCCCACGAAAACCTTCTCGCTGAGTTGCTGTCTGCCGACAGCGACAAGGCGAAAGACAAACCCAAAGAGAACAACGATGAGGAAGCCCAAGACCACCAAGAAGTGGTCTGACATCAGGAGCGAACTAGTTCGCCGCCTGACCAGCGAAGTGTCGAAAGACACTTCTGTAACTGCGGACAGAAATGTCTCGCAGACCGAAAGCAACAACCAGATGCCTGTTCCCAAGAATATGGCGATGGTTCGTGACCAACAGCGTATGAGAGCCAAAGGTCTCGTACCTCCGAAGCCGCTCACTAACATCGAGCGTCTGCAACTCCCAGATGTCGAGGCCAAGCGTAAGGCTGGCTTCGATGCTTACTGGGCGAAGCGTCGCAAGCGTAAGGAGCAGATGGACAAGTGGCGTGATAAGCACGGACTCACCTCCGTCAACTTCATCATTCCCGATGACTTGCTCCAAGCGTTCAAGGCCAAGGCCGAGAGCGAGAGCAAGACGAGGACGGAAGTCCTCCGAGAGTTGATGCTCGATTACATCACCCGACCCGATAAGTCGTAAAACTATTAGGACGCACAGTTGTTGGCTGTGCGTCCTTTCCCTTTCCCTTTCGCACGGCAATCCCGCTGTGCGGATACACACCGAAAAAACATAATGAGTAACATCATTGGTTGGTTCAAAGGGTTGGCATTCGTGCTGACCAACGCTGGCGAGTTCGCTCGTCAGCAACAAGAGGTCGCTACGCTCACCAAGCGTATCGAAGAACTGGAAGCCGCTAACAAGTCCGACACGCTGTCGCTGGACAAGCCTTACCTCGTAACAGGCAAGGCGTTCAAGACTGCGGTACAGGCCATCGCAGAGGAGGTGTTGGAAGACAACATCGAGTCTGCTGTCGAAGACGCAATCGGTAACTCCTCAATCGTTGAGGACACCACCGAGCGTGTCATCGATGAGAAGGACTGGGACTACACTCTGCGTGACAGCATCGACTGGGACAAGGTCGCTGACAAGGTCGCAGAAAAGTTGGACTGGGAGACTATCGTCTCCGACAACGACCTCGTCACTCGTGGTGATTACGACTTCGATGATATGATGCTCAAGTCGGAGCATATGTCTGACGATGACCTAGTCACTCGTGAAGACCTTGGCACGATGGTCACCGATGAGTTGAAGCGTGATTGGTTCTCTTCGTTGCTCAAGGACGAGGTCGCTCGTATCTTCAAGGATACGCTGTACGCCGCCCGAGACACCGAGGAAGACAATTGCCGCAACGCCATCGATGACGAAATCGAACACAAGGTCGATGCACTCATCCGTGAGCAGTTGCAGTCCAAGTTCGGTGCAACCTATGACGAGTGGTTCAACGGCTTTGTCCTTCACGCTGTGAAGGCATCGCTCGCTGACCTGCTGGAGCAGTCTTACAAAGCGGCACAGGCCAACATCAAGGAAGGAGGCCAGTCGTGAGTAAGAAGGTTTCGCCTGAACGAGTGGCTGAACTCGTTGCGGCTCTCGAAATTCCCGAGAGCATCACGCCTGACCAATACCCATTCTTCATCGCTCCTACGAGTGGCAACATTATGTTCGCCATCTCCGCTGGCTCGAAAGCGTGGCGTAAGGTTGACCTAGGCGTTTCCAATAGGCTGTTCAGCGTGGTAAACGCTAACTGCCAATCCGAACACGAGGTGGACGCACTCCTAAACGCCATCTCTGCCCAGTAATCCCAAACCTTTGTGCGAAAAGCGAACGCTCCTCCAAGGTGCGAACGCCTAGTAGCACATAACCCAAGAACACAACGCATATGTCTCACGACATCGAGAGTGCTGACCTCTCCAAACTCCGTCAGCAATACGAGAGCGAAACCCAAGTGGCTCGCTCCTACGGCCAGAAGATTTCTTCTGGTCAGAATGCCCACAACTACATCGTCAAGTCTGTCCCGCTCTACACAGCGGATGGCAAGCCTGCCAATGCGTGGGGTAATCAGCGTACTGATACTGGTGTCATCATCGGAGTCACATCCGAGCGTTATGGCATCGTGCAGAACTCCGCATTCACCGACTCCATCGAGAATGGCTTCCGTGATATCGGCCTGTCGTACACCAAGCGTGACGCTATCGTCACTCGCTGGGGTGCTCGCTCACATATCGAATACGAGTTCAACACTCGTACCGCTATCGTGGCGAAGGGCGATACTGTGGCTCTGCGTATCATCGCTCGCAACTCGTTCGATGGCACGAGCAAATCGTCCATCAGCGTTGGTGCGGTTCGTCTGGTCTGCCTCAATGGTATGACCTCGTTCAAGCAAGACCTGTCGATGTCCGTGCGACACACTACCAATGTGTCTCCCGCCTTCGTCAATCAGGTGTTGCAACAGGCGATGTCCGAGTGGGCTGAACTTAACAATGTGTGGGCTAATATGGCTCGCATCAATGTTACGCAACAGCAGGGCTACACCATCATCGAGAACCTTACGAAGCGTGGCATCTATGCCGAGCGTTTCGCCAAGGCCGTCACCGATGTTTGGGCTAGGCCGTCCTATCGTGAAGACGAGGGTCGCAACATCTGGAACTTGTACAATGCCCATACGCAGGTGCTCACGCACAACTATGGCATCGCCAAGTACGAGATGACGCAACGCTCTGGTCATAACATCGTGACCAGTCTTCGTGGTGCATCTGTCAACGAGAACGAGTTCCTCTCGCTGGTGACCCCAGCGGGTAAGGACAACTGATACACAGGGACGCATCATCGCAAGGTGGTGCGTCCCGCTTATCACTATGGGACTCGACCAGACCGCATTCGCTGTGACCCCGCAGGTCGCACACCTCACTCTCATCACGGAGCGAGAACTGACGGACGAAGAGATGGAAATCCTTGAGCAAGGCCGTGTCGCTATCGCCAACTGGCGTAAGCACGCTGACCTTAACGCTTGGATGGAAGACCTGTATCACCGCAAGGGTGGCACGGAGGTGTTCAACCTCGTGACTATGCCTATTGTGCGTGATGACTTGCTGTCTCTTCGCCAACACCTGAAAGATAACGGCAACGCCTACGCTGTCCGTGGCGAAGGCTTCTTCTGGGGTGAAACAAGACCAGAGGACATAGAGAACGACCACTACTTCATCGAGCGAGCACTCAAACTCATCGATGAGGGTTACGAGATTATGTACTCCTGCTGGTGGTAACCTATGAGCCTTAACTTCAAGTTCCCCGACAGCATTGACCGCTCGCTCATCGAGTATTCGACCAAGCGAGATGGTGACGATAAGCCGCAACTGTACTGGCATCCTCGTGCTGAAGTCTTCATCTGGTATCAGATGTTGTTACAGCACGACCTGACTGGCGAGATGACCGATGAGAAGTTGATTGAGTGTGCTAGACGCATCGCTCTTATCGACCTCCATCATACATCTCCGTCTATCTGGGAGGGTGACACAGCGTATCGCATTCAGTTGAACGATGTCGTGACCTATTGGGGTCTGACCACCAATGTGACGCATCTCTCACGCACCAAGTGGGACGCATACTATCACAGGGTGTTCATCACCAAGAATATGCGAGACATCAAAGATACAATCGAGAGGCTGAAGGTGCGTAAGCCTCTCTTCGTTCGGGAGACCAAGCCTGATGCCGAGCCTACCTGAAGTGGTAGCAGTAGGTATCTGGTTGGTCGCTATGTTTAAGATATTACGCAAGTAATCGAAATCATAGAAAAGGTCATTCGTTCGCACAAGGTTTCAGCGAGCAAGACCTGATAAGCGGTTGGCTTGGCAACAGGCCAGCCGCTCCAAATTTACGGACACCAAGTGTCTCGACAGAATAGATGTGTCGAAGGAAGTGTAGTTGCTGGTGGTCTATCCAAGTGTGAGCGTGTCGCTCATCGCCATCATCGTATCAGCAAGCCAACCCAACATCGTGCGAGCGAAGTGCGAAGCGATTACACTCCGAGACATCAACGCCTATGGCGAAGAAAAAGAAGTCGGTGCGTCAGAAGAAGGTCGTTCACCTCGAAGGTGTGAAGACCGAAACCATCAACACCATCGTGAGCAAGGTCATCGCCGCTGAAGAAGCCGCGAAGGCCGTGAAGCCGAAGGACATCGGCTCGCTCGTGCAATGGCTGATGGTCGGTGAGAAGTTGGTGACCGAAGCGGTCAGCGGTGTGAAGGACATCAAGAAGGCCGTGCTCAAGTCGGATGCGAAAACTTCGGCTCGTGCGTCCGTCTATGTTGCGACCACTCCCTTGCTCAAGTGCAAGGTGAAGACGAGCGACATCAATGCGGTGTTCAGCCAGCATAAGAAGCGGCTCAAGAACATCGCCACGCTGATGGAGTCGCTTGGCATCAAGTGCAAGGCCGAGGAAAAGAAGGGAGGTAGCAAGTGAGCAAGCCCTTCGGTAAGTGCAAGCGGGTCTTCGCCTTCGCTCCTCACATCAAGGCTCGTGAACGCCGCGAGCATCGCCGCACCGACAAAGTGCGGATGCTCTTCGACCTGTTCCACAAGTACAACGCCTGCACGCAGAAGCGGAAGCGTATCTGGGAACGCATTACGGAACTCGCCAAGTAATGGTCGCAGTTGTCACGCTCCTCGTGCTCGTGACTTGCTGCCGCATTATCAGCGGTAAGTAATCCGTACACACGCACGGCATTGTATGTAACAAGCGGTGACGCTCTCGCTCCTCACGCAAGTGGGGGGCGGGGGTCTCACCGCCTCTTTTTCCCTTGAATCCTTACGCATTTACACACACACAATTTATGTGTAAAAGCCACTATATTAAGTCTGTGTTGGGGGTTATTAGGGGGGTTTATGGTACTATGTGTCAAGCGGAAAGTGTTATTTTAATGTTATGGGTAGGGGGAAATCTATTTCCTAGGGGGGTGTAATGTATTTCCCGAGGGGGGTGCTATGGATTTCCTACAGATAGAATAGGGGATAGAATAGGTTATAGATAACAAGGTTGACATATTGGTTTTCATTTGAAAAGTGGGCGTATGGACATCAAGGAGAGCGACCTATCTAAGGAAATTGGCCTTCCTAGGGCTGAATTCAAAATCATCCGTAAGAACTTGGCTGATAAACACGACCTTGGCGTACTCTGGTACAGGGAAGACTCGAAAAAGCCCGAACATCTGCGAGCCATCTACTGGACTGATGTCGGAATTTACTATCTTCGTACATATTTGAAGGTCAAAGACGAATGGAACAAGGAAACTAGCGTTCCTGTTGACCTAGAGGTGATGTCCAAGGATGATTTTAACAATACTGTCAACAATACGATGTGGGTTGGAAAGGTTGTTAGGAATAAGTATAAAAACAAGCGTATCATTATGGTCGAACACGATATCGGCTACAAATGTAATGTAAACTGCAAGGACAACGCCAACTACTCGATGCATTCGTATGTGGTTGTTGATTCTAAGAATTTGAGACACTGTGTCAGAAAACCCCCTTACAAATCCTATGAAAAAGCCCTCAAAGACTGCAAACGAGTATAAGAACCTAGAAAAGTCTCTAGGAATCCCTAAGTTCAAGCCTCTCGACCACGAAAATGGGTCGAAAAACGAAAAAAAGGAAAACAAACCCAAGGGTAAGTGCTAATGTCAGAGCCAGATGAAGAGGAAGAGGACGAATACGACCCTCTAGACTTCATTTGGTTGACAAAAGCGGTTCGACCCTTCGGGTCGAACAATACAAAGCGATGAACGACAAAGATTATACTGACCTTCTTACCAGACACGGAGTGCCTATGCCTCCGTCTTGGGGTGGCCTGATTGGCTCAGGAGGCAACCAGATGTACTCGTTGGGGGGAAGGTGGCTTAAGGCAGGACAAAAGACTCCACAGGGGCATACGATTGATTCTTTTGACCCAAAGACAGGCTTCCTTAACCTTTCTTATCAAGGTGTGCCGCTTATTCCGCTTAAAATGAGGGATTCTGTTGTACAAGATTATGTACCAGCGTTTACCCAGAATGGCAGTGGAGAAAGTGAAGCGGACGCAAAACGAATGCAGGAATTGTTTAATCCTATTCAAAACGATGATGGCACTTGGAGCGTTCCAACATTTGGAAAACAAGTATTTAAAGATTTGGAAGAAGCAATGGATATGGTTAAAACCTATGGGGTTAAAGACAGAACAGGAATTGACAAGTTCTTGAAATCTTTTAAGGAAAAAAACATTGGGGCGATGGGTACGCTTTCTGATTTTTGGAATTCAACACCTGAACAACAAGCCGCTGGTATGAAGGTCTATAATAATTTAACTGGAGACTTTACTGATATGTTTAAAGCCGCTCCTCCACCTGCTTTGCAATCAATGAAAGAAATTATGGAAATGTACAAAAAAGCCGCAGAAACTGGAAGCAAGGAGTATCTTCAATACGAAAGGGATGCAATACAACAAGGCAATCCTGCTGAATCTTACTTAGAAGACCCATCGGTTCAACTTTTTGGAGATGATGGGTTTATCAAATAACGCCACAGTAGCACAATGGTTGTGCAACAGTTTTGTAAACTGTAGGTTGTCGGTTCAAGTCCGTCCTGCGGCTCCACTTTATGGAAGAATGGAAACCAGTCCCAATTGAGCAGTTCAAAGGCTTGTACGAAGTTTCAAGCCTAGGACGGCTTAAGGCTTTGCCAAAGACTACTAGCGATGGTAGAAAACTGAAAGAAAAGATTATAGCACCATTCAAAGTGGCTGGTGGCTACTTACAGTACAAGTTGTACAACGATGGGTTTAGGCATAACATAAATGCTCACAAACTTGTGGCTATTACATTTGGAATCATTTTTTGGAACGAACATTCTCACTCGGAGTTACAGATTAACCACAAAGATGGTAACAAGGAAAATAATTCTATTTCTAATTTAGAACCTTGCACTCCTAGCGAAAACCTTTTACACGCCTATAGAACAGGACTTAGAAAATAATGGAAAACGATTTACCCCCAGATGTTGCTGACCTTTTCAAGGGAGCAGAAGGAAGACTTAGAAATATGGAAGCCGCTCGTGCTCAAAAGGGTACGCCTAGTCTTTTGACACAGGCAGTCGAAGCCAAGGACGAAGGTTATTTCCCTGAAATGGCGGCTGGTGCTACAGCCCTTGGTGCGGCTAAGTATATCCACGGAAAGGCTAGAAGCACATATTATCAAAATCTTGTTGCTGTTAGAAAGGCCGCTGATGCTGAACTTAAACTGATTAAGCAGGTTCAGACTGGTCAGCCGTTTGCAAAAAGCGGTGTTAAAATCACAAACCAGCCTAAGTCTCCTGCTCAAAAGACAAGACTTCTTAAGAGTGGAAATCGTGCCTTAGTTCCTTATGAATCTGGTGCTAAATCTACACTAAGCCAAGTTCGTGGTGCTAGTGCTCCTACCTCTCGTGTTGTTAGAGCCGCTACAGCGGGTCGAGCGGCTGTAGCGGCTGTTAGAGAATACAGTGACAATACTGGATATCTTACGCACGAAGTTTCGCCAGCAAAGCCAGCAGTTGCTGGAACTCCTGAAGTTAGAAGTCAGGCTATTTCAGATATGACCAATGCTGAAAAGAAAAAGTTGGCTAAAGATTTGGCTAAAAAGCAAATGACTAGATATGCTGGTTCTGGTTACGGAAAGGCTGTTGAGGGTGTTAAGGATGTAAGAGTTACTGGCGTTGATACACGAGGAAAAGGTGCAACCAGAACTAACATCACTGTTAAGGCTTCTGATGTTAAGGCTGGGAAGGCTAACATTCCTCCCAAGTTGACTAAAGCACAGGCCGCTAAAGCCGCCGCTGAAGCCGCCGCCGCTGGTAAGGAACTTAATTTTGCACAAAAGGCTCTTCGTTGGACTGGAAATGTTCTTTCTAATCCTTGGATTCAAAGACCGCTTACTGCTCTAGATGTTGGAACTAAAGTTTACAATATGCCCCAAAGATTTAGAGACGAACAGGCTCTGATGGCGGCAGAAAGAGCAGACCCTGTTTCTACTCTTTCTAGACCTTCTCTGCTTAGAAGCGTACTTGGTAGTGACTCCGCAATTAGACCTTATGTTGCTTCTGGTGCGGCTATTCCAAGAATTGCGGCAAACTTTTTTACAGGGTATGTTCCTGAAATGCTTGGCGTTTATGATGCCCCTGAAAATTTTGGCAATATGTACACAGGTCTTCTCCAGAGAGAACAGTCTGAATTTGAAAAGAAAGAAGGCCGTCCTATGACTCCTGAAGAAAGAAATATTCTTATGGACAATATGATTCTGTCCACTTTCCCAGTAGGTGGATGAGCGAACTATCGTCTTTTAAACCGACTCCTCACCCAGTCATCAAGATGCCCGACATCAAGATGCTGGTCGAGAAAGTCGGTATTGAGAAGACGGCAGAGATTCTTGAACTCAGAGAAGATAAGATTCTAGCAGAATCTCTAGACCCTTATCGTCACGGCTTTGAGCCTGACCACTGGAAGGACGCAGATGCTCTTCTAAAAGATAAGCAGGAAATCCTTGTTCTTGGTGGCAATCGTGCTGGTAAAACTGAGTGGATGGCAAAGCGTGTAATTCAAACGCTTATCAACAAAGAGAAAGCGATGGTCTGGTGCTTGCATACAACGCAAAAGTCCAGCATCCAAATGCAACAGAATGTAGTCTGGAAGTATATGCCTCCAGAATTAAAAAATTGCAAAAAGACCAAGGTTACAAACATCGCATACTCACAGAAGAACGGCTTCTCTGAAGAATCGTTTATTCTTCCTAATGGGTCTCAATGTGTGTTTATGAATTACGCTCAGAAGCGTGATGTCATCGAAGGTGGCGAATGTGACCTTATTTGGTGCGATGAACTTGTGCCGCTGGACTGGGTTGAAACCCTGCGTTATCGTCTTGTTACCCGCAGAGGAAAACTAGCGATTACTTTTACTCCTATTGCTGGTTATTCGCAGGTTGTTAAGGAGTTTGTCGCTGGTTCTAAATTTACAAAAACCCTTCCTGCTTCAATCCTTGACAAGGACACATACTATGTTGGCGGCTGTCCTAAAGGTCATATGCCGTATATGGCTCAGTGCCATCGCAACAACGGAGCGGCTATTTGGTTTCACTCTCAACTTAATCCTTACAATCCTTTTGACGAACTTGTTAAACAGTTGGACGGAAAGAATATCTACGAGAAGAAAATCCGTGCTTACGGATGGGCTGACAATACAGTAGGTAACCAATTCCCAAGGTTTGGAGATAACCATATTGTTAAACACGATATGATTCCAGAAGAGGGTACAAATTATATGGTGACTGACCCTGCTGGGGCTAGAAACTGGTTTATGATTTGGGCTAGGGTTGACAAGGAAGGTAATATTTATGTTTATCGTGAATTCCCAGACATTTCGTATGGGGATTGGGCGTTGCCTTCAGAAAAGCCAGACGGCAAGGAAGGTATGGCTCAACGCAATGGTGCTGGTATGGGTATTGATGATATTAAGAAACTCATTAAGACTTTAGAGGGCAACGAGGAGATACTAGAACGCTATATCGACCCTCGGGCTGGTGCAACACAGGCAGTAGGTAAGGATGGCGGGACATCGGTTATTGAACTGCTTGATTCGGGTGAAGACCCGATGTATTTTGCACCTGCCGCTGGTGTTGCAATCGAGCAAGGCGTTGCAATGATTAATGACCTGTTGGCATATGACATTAATCAACCGCTATCTCCGCTCAACCAGCCTAAACTTTATGTCAGCGACAAGTGCCAAAACTTGATTTACTCGCTTAAAGAATGGACAAATGCTGATGGAGACAAAGGGGCAACCAAAGACCCCATTGATTGTTTGCGTTATTTGGTTGTAATGTCCCCTGACTTTCTAGATGTTAAAAACCAACCCCTTAACAAGCCTTTCTCGTATTAATGGATAATTACACTTCAGACCAATCTCAGGACAAACTGCTTTACGGCTCTGACACGCCTAACATTCAGGAACTTGTCCACGAACTTAACCGCTCTTATCTGTTTGGTGCTAATACCACAGAACTGAACGATAACGATGACCTGAGATTTTGCCGTTGGAACGGACAGACCCCCGATGGCAAGAAGTTTTCTTCTAACAGGGACGAAGATGACCCTGCTCTTCCGTTTGAAGGTGCGTCTGATGCTAGAATTAGATTGATTGATAGAATCATCAACGAGCAGACCGCTCTTTGGATGAACGCTCTTAAGGCCGCTAAACTTGGCGTGTCTGGAAGAACCATTGAAGACGGAGTTCACGCTGGTGCGATGTCTACGCTTCTTGAATATGTGGCTTCAGGAAGAATGAAGCAGGAGATGCGAAAGGAAGCCGAACTTTGGGGTCAGTATGCTAATCAGTTTGGTTGGGCTGTAATGCACATCGGCTGGGAGCAGGAAATGGGTACTCGTGAGAAAAAGTTCACGATTTCTGACCTTATCCAGACTGTTAACGAACTTGCTCAGGGAAATCCTGAATCTCCGCTTTTGGCTCTTCCGAACTACATTGCGGACAAAGAAATGGAAGACATCGCTGTTTCTTTGATTATGGGATTGATGCCCGATAAAACTGAAAATTTTATCAAAAAGGCCGTTAGAGAACTTAGAGGTCAGGGCTACACTACGCTTTACGAAGAAGTTCTGATGAAGAATCTTCCGACTGTCACCACGCTTAAGCCGTATGACGAGATTTCTTTCCCCCCAGAAACTATCGACCTTCAGAAGGCTCGTGTTGTTTTCCGCAAGGTCTTTATGACCGAACTGGAAGTCCGTGCTATGATTAACACGGATGAATGGATGGAAGGTGGCGTTGAAGAAGCGGTCAAGACAAAGGGTATGTTTACTTGGTACAGAGACCCTAACATTGTCCCGACAAACAAACTTAACCAAGACTATAGACTTAGAACAAACAACCTTATCGAGGTTGTGTACGCTTATTACAAGCAGTTGAACGAACAGGGCAATCCTTGCACATACTATACTGTGTTCTGCCCTAACGCTTCTTCTAACACATATTTGAAGCACGGCAAACTGGGTTATGCTCACGGCAAATACCCATTTGTTGTTCTTCGCAGGGAGTACATCCGCAAGGCCATCTACGAAAGCCGAGGCATCACCGACATCCTATCAACTGACCAAGCAGAACTTAAGGCTCAACACGACTCGATGAGAGACCGAACGGCCTTTGAGACTGTGCCGCCATTGATGTATAAGAGGCGTGTAGGTGGTACAGGCCGTATTGGCCCTGCGATGCTACTCCCTGTTTCTGATGTCAACGATTACAAGTGGATGGAGCCGCCCAAGGGTACTCCTACAATTGCTGAGTTTGTTACTCAACAGGTTGAAAAGAATGCGGCTGGTTACTTTGGTCTTACCAGAGAAGAAACTCCTCCAGCACTTGCACAAATGCTCCAGCAGAATTCCGTGGACAACTGGCTTACCGCTTGGTCTGAAGTCTATACGCAGATGCTCCAACTGAGCATCCAGTATATGGATATCGTTGAAATTGAACGAGTCACTGGCATCTCCCTTCCTAAGAACCTAGATGACATTACTAACCAGTTTGATTTTGAAGTTAAGTTTGATGTCAGAAATCTGTACAGCGACCTAGTCCTTGAAAAACTTCAGGCTATCGCTCAGTTTGTGCTTCCGATGGATAGCGGTGGTATCATTGACAAGGCTAAGTTGGTGCAAAAGGCTGTTGAGGCCATCAGCCCTGACACTGCCAAGGAAATCATTCTTAATCCTCAGTCTGCGTCTCAGCGTCTTTACGAGGATGTCCAAACTAAACTTGGTATGATGATGCTTGGTAACGAGCCTACCTATGTCGAGAATGACCCGACAGCGGAAACCAAGATGATGTATTTGCAACAGATTATGCAAAAGAATATGAAGGCTCAACAGGCTCAACAGGCCGACCCGATGTTCCAAGCCCTGTTGCAGAATTACATTAAAAACCTTCAGATGTCTGTTATGCAACAGCAGAACAAGCAAATCGGCAGAGTTGGCGTAAGCCCTGTTTCAGATAAGATTCAACAGGAAGGTATGCCTGAACCCCAGCAACAGTCTAATGAAGGATACTGATTATAACATTAGTACTTTTGCGTTTTCTGAAACAAACGCAGTGTGGGAACACATTATGTACATTATCGACCTGAACATTCAGGCTGAAACGCAAAGGGCTATTGCTCCTGACATTTCTGGCGAAACACGCATTCATCAGTGCGGAAGAGCCAATTCTATGACCGACTTTAAGGCGTTGCTTCTTGAAGAAAGAAAGAAGGCCAGAGTACAGGCTGGCCTAACGCCAGAATAATTTTACTTTCGCTTGACACTTGTAAAAAGAGTGTCAAATAAAAGGACAACAGTTTCTGGGAGTCTGTCAAAACCCTGACCTACAAAAGGCACTTTAGACCTAATCTAATGGAAGACAATAATCAAACTGGAGCAGAGAACGAAGCCAGCAATAACAGTTCTCAAATGGATGGCAACTATCCTAGTCAGGCTGAACTAAACAGTAGACTAAACAATATTCTGTTCGACGAAGAGCCTAGCGGACAGACGGAAGGTGGCGAATACGATAGTAATCAGCCTGAAGCCCAACATACGGACAGTGAGTCGGAAACGAACACTGACACCGACAATGATGGCAACGAAGTTCATTCACAGTCCGAGGATGATGACAGTGATGTCTCTCGTGGAGTGCAGAAGAGAATCGATAAACTGACAGCCAAGCGAAAAGAAGCAGAAGACGAAATCGCTAAGTTGAGAAAGGAAGTCGATGACCTTAAGCAGAACACGAATTCTCAGAGAAGCGAAGTACTACTTCCAGATGTTCCCCATTCCGATTTGAACAGCATTGCAGAAATCGAGGCAGAGATTGCCCAAGCAAGGTCTGTTCGTGATTGGGCTGAAGCGAACGCTGATGGTTATACCGCTACCGATGAAGAAGGCAATGAAACGCACTACGACCCCGCTCAGGTTAGACAGATTAAAATCAACGCTATGAAGGCGATTGAAACTACCCTACCCCAGCGATACCAGTATGTTCAGGCCAGAGACGGAATTGAAAACCTCGTAGGTAAGGAATATCCGTGGTGGAAGGATAAGACCAGTAAGGAGCGTCAGATTGCTGAACAGTTCCTGAACGCTTTCCCGCACATCAAGAAGTTTCCTGACTACAAGATGGTTATTGGTGACTACCTTCGGGGAGTCAGAGCAAGAGAATCTGCAAGAGGTCACTCGCAGGTTCAGAAAGCACCCATCCAGCCTCGTTCTAATAGCGTAGCCCCTACTGCAAAAAAGCAGGATATCCACAGACAGGAAGCATACGCTAGGTTTGCCAAATCTGGCAAGACCGATGACCTCTCAAAACTTATGGAGGATTACCTGTAACCCCTAATATAAAATACTATGGCAAGTCTCACAGAAAGAAATATTAACTCTGGTAAGCGGGAAGCCCTCGCTGACCTCATCTCGATGATTGATGCGAAGAGCACCCCCTTCACCTCGATGGCTCCGAAGGTTGCTAAACCTGGCAACACTCTGTTCCGCTGGCAGGTTGACTCTCTCCCCTCGGTCTCCGCTGAACAGGCTGGTATCGTTGATGGTACGGATGTTGACCCGAACGGCTCTTCTATCAAGAACTTCGTTCGTGACAATGTCGGTACTCCTCAGGAAGTCCAGTACCGCTACGAACTGTCCAACCACATTCAGATTTTCAGAGAAGCCACTCGTGTTTCTCCGCTGACCACCGACATCGCTGTCGTTGCTGGCGTTAAGTCTGAACTGTCGAACAATGTGTCCAAGGCCACTGAAATCCTTAAGCGTAAGATGGAGAAGACCCTTTGCTCCGCTAACCTGCCTAAGGCTGACAATGGCGTTGCTCAGGGCTACGCTACTCGTGGTCTCGACTCGTGGATTAAGAACGACTTCACTGGCGATACCTACCTCGCTGTTCCGTCTAACTTCCGTACTCCTACGGACTCCATCTCGACTGTCGGCACTGCCGCCCTTGACGAAAACACCTGTCAGAACATTCTGGCTTCTGTTTACAACCAGACTGGCAGAACTCAGTCCTTCGATGGTCTTGTTGGCTACAAACTGAAGCAGGCTTTCACAGCCCTGACTTACACGACCCGCCAGAACCTCGATGACAACACTGCGAGCCAGATTCGCACTCTTAACAGAGAGCAGGGTCAGACCTCCTACAAGTCGAGCATCGATGTGTTTGAAGGTGACTTCGGTTCTATCCGTCTGCATACCTCGCTCTTCCTCAAGAACAACTTCTGCGGTTACCTGCTGAATATGGACTTGGTTGGCGTTGGTTATGGTGGCAACATCGCTCAGGTCAAGGAACTCACCGACAATGGTGGTGGCCCTGCCCGACTCGTTGAGGCTGTCGCTACTTGCATCGTCAAGAACCCGCTCGGTCTCGCTAAGTTCGACTTCACCGCCTAATAGTGGCTAACGACTTCGTCCAGTCGCTGGTTGAGATTATCCCGCCCCATCTGCACAAACAGATGGAGTTGGAACTCATCCACGGCTGGAGGAAGAAGGAAGCATACGCTAGGGCTGAAGCAAAGCAGATTGCACATTTCGGTCATACTCACGAGGCAAACGACATTGCTGGCCTCGGACGAAAGATTGCCGAAATCCCTGCTGACGCTTATCACTATTGGGGACAGCGACTCGGTTACGAATGTTGGAAGGACAAGCAATTTATGCGTGAGTACCTTCGTGACAATCCCGAACTCGCTGTCCGCAATTATTGTAAAAAGACAGTTGTTCAAGGTGCGGTCTTTACCGCTGACGGATTTCTCACATAATGAGAACTATTGATTTTTCAGAAATTATGTTCAATGCGTTGCAGTATTCTGGCAACGACAGGCATAACATTAACAGCGAAACATTCGCTCAATTTAGAGACTTCATCTCGGCTAGAATGCGTGAAGTCTGGGAGATGGAGGAGTGGCCTGACCTTTGCAGACTTGCGGAGTTCACCACAACCATTGACCCTGTAACGCAGGTAGCATATTTTACACCGCTTACAAATGTAGATGTGCTTGGAGTTTATAACAAGAACCCTCAAACAACATCTAGGGCTGTTGAGTTAAATTATCAACTTTATGACACAGGTTCAGCGACTAGAATTGTTCTTGATAGCAATGCTCACGCCACTGGCTGGTACTACTACAGAACTGCTTTCCGTCCCCTACTTGGTGACCTATGGGACGCTAGCATCCCTTATTACCAGAACGCACAGGCGTATTATGACGCTGGCTCTGCCTCTGCAACATACACCCCTATGGCTGGCAGACCGCATATCGGTAATTTTTATTATTTAAACACTACTTCTGCTACGGCTGGCAATCTTCCGACTACCTCTTCTTGGACTAGGATTGCAATTCCTTACATCTTTGGCAACTATTGTGCGTGGGGAGCCGCCGCTAACTGGTTGGTTTCCGAAGGCCAACTGCAAGAAGCGGCTGGACTTGACGGCAAGGCTCAGTCAATGATTCAAATTGAACTCGATAAGATTCTAAAACAGCAGAACCAAAACGGCAAAATTAAATTCTTTAACCCCTACAAATCCTAATGTCCGCATCCTATAATTCTTTCTCCACTCCGACTCTTAGACGGATGGTTCACGCCAACGCTACTGTTGGCCTTACTGCTGTTGAGGTTCTTACGCCTCCCACGCTCCCTGAGCGTAGAGTCATTGTGATTATCCAGAACCAGTCTTCTACGGCTAACATCAAGGTCATCTTTAACTCTACTGGTACTGATGGCATCCTGCTCGCCCCGCTTGGCTCGTTCTCGCTCGACAACTACGCTGGCACTGTCCGTGTAGTTGCTACCGCTGTTGGTACTCCTGTTCATATCGCCTACGGCTCTGTCTAATGGGAGCAGACATCGAAACAGGGATTCCAGCCAATGTAGTTGAGATTGGCACGGAGGTTACGCAGGGTATCGTTGATGCTCTGAATACCGCTCCGTCTCCCAATGCGACCAATCGGTTTGCGGTCATTAATGACCTT